CAGGAACAGTAACGTATGATTTAACTACTGATTATATTATTGACGCTACTGTTGGAAGAATTTTTGTCGTTGCTGGAGGAGCTATTGCAGACGGACAAGCCTTACTAATAGATTATACTTATGAACAGGCTTCCTACCCGTACGTATCTCCTACTACACGTCCAGTGATGGAAGGTCTGTTGCGCTTTGTTGGTAATGCAGACTTTGGATTTGATTATGAAGTTGTATTGTGGCATGTAAAGCTCACTGCCAGCGGCGATATTAATTTCATATCAGATGAATGGGCACAAATTGAATTTACTTTTGAAGCATTGGATGATTCTACAAATCATCCTGACGACCGTTATGGTATGGTAATAGATATTGAAGGCGACTCAGCGGTAGAAAGTTAAACCATATGACTAAACAAAAGAAAACTTTATTTCCGGAAAAAGTAGTTGACGGGTATAAAGTTAAGCCGTGGTCACTTGGAACTGTGGAAGAACTGGCTCCATGTTTGGAGCGACTTACTCTTACATTCATAAATAAAGGTATAACACTTGATAATGCAGAAGAGGAAGCTCCAAAGATTATATTTTCAGTTCTTCCAGAAGTTTCAACTGTTTTAGCAGCAACATTAAAAAAGGAAGTTTTAGAAATAAAGGAGCTTCCTTTAGATACTATTGTTGCTTTACTTTTAACAGTTGTTACTCAGAATATTGCATACTTAAAAAACTCATTCAGCCCGATAAAAAATCTGATAAAGGAGATGACACAGATAGTTTAACTCGGGCTGTTGAGTTTTTAGTATCAAGGGGACATAGGCTTAACGATATACTTTACGTCTATACTATGGAACAGGTTTTTGAGTTTCAGAAAGCTGGAATTATACACTATAAAAACTCGTTCCGTGATTTCGCTATTGCTATGAAAATGGCAACGGCTGCGAAGGATAAGGATTTTAAAAAATATATAAATGAACCTTTACAAATAGAAAAAGTTAAAAAAAGAATACCAAATAAAAAAGAAGCTTCAAAATTGAAAAGGGCATTTCAATGGCTACTGAAAAAGAAATAAGTAAACTAATAATAACACTTGAGGGTCAAGTTAAAAACTTGAAAAAAGAATTTGGTGTCGCTACTGAGGAAACAACTAAATTTGCAAAGAAGCAAAAAAGCATTGTAGCCGGTCTTAAACAAAATTGGTTATTATATACTGCAGCAATATATGGAATCAGTCGTGTTATTAAAAGTATTGCTGCACCATTCGCTGCCTTTACACATAAGATGCTTGAAGTAAAAACGCTTACGAATTTAGGTACAAAGGCATTTAAAAATTTAAGCCAAACTGTTTTAGATATAACAAGACGAGTTCCCCAATCTGCAAGGGAACTTGCCGATGCTTTGTATGATATTGTTTCCGCTGGTGTGGAGGTAGGTAAATCCGCAAGGGTATTAGAATTATCAGCAAAAGCGGCTGTTGCCGGTGTTACTAATACAAAGACAGCAGCAAAGACTGGGTTGGCTGTTATTAATGCCTATGGTAAAAGTATTGATGATCTTGGAGAAGTTTATGATATTTTATTTAAAACAATAAAAGAGGGCGTCTTAACTTTTGATACTATAAGTGGAGCGATTGGTCAAGTTCTTCCATCAGCGGTTGCGGCGAAAGTTGCATTCAAAGATATCGCAGCTTCAATGGCTACAATGACAAAAGTTGGAATAGGTACAAATAGAGCAGCAACTGCTTTACGTGCTGGTTTAATCGCTCTTGCTGCTCCTACCTCCATAGATGCCATGAAAGAGATGGAAATTACCTGGAAAGGTTGGATACCTACTCTAAAACAAATACATGAAAAAGGATTAGATTTAAAACAGATGCGTGCTCTTATTCCAGATATAAGAGCAGGACAAGCTGTTATTGCCTTATCCCAAAATTTTGATATGCTTGTAGAAACTTTAGACGAAATGGATGAATCCAAAGGTTCAATGGAAGATGCTTTTGATATCATGGCAGCATCTCCAGTTAACAAAATGAAAATGATGTCAAATGCAATAGACGCTGTGAAGATAAGTGTAATGGAATTAATTGCTCCCTCAGTATTAGAGGGAATACGTTTATGGACTATAGGAATGAATGACCTTGCTGAAAAATGGGGATGGACTTTAAAGGGTAAAATTTTAAAAGCAAATGAAGCCATAGATGAAAGTATGAAAGAGCAACGAAATATATTACAAAGTATTATAGAAATAGAACAAAAAAGAGCGGATAAGAAAATTACACAGGGTATAGCGGATGATACGATTAGAATGTTAAATATACAATTAACAAATGAATATGAAAAACAAATTAAAGCACAAAAAGAATATAATAACCTTTTAGGTGTACAGGAACAAAGAACTGAAAATATTATTAAAGAAATAACTGAGGCAAATAAAGATGGTGATACAACTATAGGAGATACTGAAAAAATAAAAGCAACGGCAGAATCATTAAAAGTATTTAATGCAGAAGTTAAACAATCCTTAGTAATGTTAAAAAATGCTTTTGATAATAATAGAACGTCGGTTGATGCTTATTATGATTCTAAAAAACTATTACTGGATGAAATTTATTTTGAGGAAGTACGGGTATTAACTGATTTACTCAATAAGACTAAGGATTTGAAAGATCAGGAAAAAATACGGAATGAAATAACAACTAAAGGTATAGAGCTTGAAACAAATTTAATGAAATTGCAACAAGAACGAACCGAATCTTTAGAAGCATACGCAGAAAAACAAAAAGAAGTAAATGATATATTATCAGGCATTGAAGCGAGGACAACTAAGAAAACAGAATATGCACAGGAGTTGGCTGATTTACAAGAGATACAGCAAAATGATCTTGAAAGGATAAAAGCGAAAGAACTTGAAAAAGATGAGTACATACGACAAATTACAAAAGCACGCTCATTATGGGAACTTGAATTGAAGCAATTACAATTTAACCAAGAGCGAAGAATAGAACAAAAAAGATATGAAATGCTCGCGTCCTCTTTTAATAATATTAGTGGTGCTTTTGGTCAAATGTACGAGCAAAGTGGACGACAGTTAAAGGCGTTTTTTCTAATAAGTAAAGCCGCTGCCCTCGCCGAAGCTATTGTAAATTATAATTTAGCGATGACAAAAATAGACGCACAACTCGGAGCTTATAGTGGATTTGCTAAAGCTGCTGCTGCCGTTGCGTTGGGTGCTAATATTGGAGCAATAGCCGCTTCAATACTTACAATGGAGGAAGGAGGACAAGTACACGGAAAAGAAGGAAGGGATAAAGTACCAGCACACTTAACAAATAGAGAATTTGTCCATCCTGTCAGTGCTGTCGATTATTATGGAACAGGTGTAATGGAAGCAATAAGACGTAAGTCAATTCCAAAAGGTCTGCTTACAGGGTATTCCAGTTTAGTACCTCGTATTCCTTCAGGTCATTTTCAAGAAGGAGGTCTTGCACTTGGAGGTGAAGTAGAAAGGGAAATGCCTTTACAGATAACAAATATTGTCGATCCATCATTACTTGGTCAGTATTTAGGCGGTAAACAAGGACAGGGAATGGTAGTGAATATAATAAGTGAAAATGCTTATCAGATTAAAAGAATACTGAGGATATAATGACAGTTGGCAATCCTAATGTAAATGATGTTTCTGGCAGTGATATTCGTAATATGTTTTTTCATATTATGCCTAACTGGAATTATTCTGTTGGATTATCTTACAACTTTCAAACTGTTATTTCAATAACCCGAAGAAAACTGGAGCAGCGGAAGGCTCTGATACAACGACCAAAAAGAATTTTGAATTATAGTGTAACTGATAATTTAAAAGGAACGTCTATTCTTAATTATCTTATCTATTTAAAAGCAAGAGATATTTTAACACCAATATATACCGAACCGATTTTACCGACCAGAAGTGGTTCACTTTTAGGATTGATGGCTTTACCCGTAAATGATATTAGTTATTATTATAATTTACAGGAGTTTACTGATTATATTGTTTTAATAGATAGACGATAAATATTGGATGTTGAAATTTTGATAATTAATAGTTTAACAGAAGATACAATCAATATAACTACTCCAGTAACACAAAACTTTATTGGGAATACTACAGTAATATTTCCTTTGTTCAAATGCTATTTAACAGATAAGAATTTTAAAAATATATCAGATACAATGACAAAATTTAATCTTGAATTTACGGAGTATTTTAAATAATGGCACCAGTAGTAACAGGAACTTTACATTTTTTAAGACATTATAATTTTAGCGCAAATGCTGATTTAGGAGTTGATCCGAATCATAATATATTATTTGAAAGTTCCTGGGATTATAAATCATATAAATATCAACCAGACGGAACTACAATTTTAGTAGATACAGAGACACCAGGAGTTTGGAAAGGATATGGATGTACTGTAGATACTACACGGCATTTTGTATTTTTTGGAGGAGCTGTTGGTAGAGTTTATTGTTATAGTTATGATAACGCTGGAAATATGACTTATGTTGATAAAGTAAGTGTTTGGTTCAGTAATGGAGTATGGGATATAACTGTAGATACTGATTATAATGTTCTCGTCGTAGGTGCTGGGAATGTAAAATTGGCAACGATTACTTATGATGATTTTGGTCATCTTACAATGCGGGCTGATTTAAGATGGACAGCAATTATCCAAAGATGTGGTATTGATAGTTATAGAAATATTGCTTTTTCAACTGGTGGATTTCCAGAATCCGAAAGTTATACATATAATAATTTAGGACTTCTTGGTTTTGCTAATACAATGCCTGTAGGTGTTGGAACTAATATTATAGTTGACTCTGATGCAATAAGGCGATTTGGTTATTTTGGTTCAGGTACTGATATAATTCGTTTTACTTATGATGCGGATGGGACGAATTTAGCAATTAATGCAGGAGTATCTGCTGATCCTGCTTTAGGTACTATATGGGCGCTTGATCTTGACCGCATAAATTTTTTATTGTTTACAGCACAATGGAGTGGTGCAAATAGTGGAATTTCATCTTTAAGATATAATCCGCTTACAGGGATTCCTACTCTTATTGATTCTGATGTAGGTGGTAAACAAGGATGGAGATTAACAGTTGATAATATAAATCATCTTATATTTGCATCAGGTGGCACTTTACCTTCTGGATTAGATATTTATAGTTATGATGTTAAACCTGCTCCGCCTGCTCCTCCTCAAGATAGTTGGGGTGGTTTATCAAGGACAACTGACAGGTTTACAAAAAAGCCTAATTGGATTCAAGCTAGTGCAGTTGACTTTGATTACAATAGAGAATTGATTGAGTTTTCTGGGACGCAATTAGATATTTACAGGTTAAGTCAAGATGCTCCTTTCAGTCTGTCATATAAGTTTACAAATCTTAGTAGGGAAGATGAATATTATATAGCAAATTTTTTCTGTGAACACAGGGGAAAACATAAACGATTCTGGATTCCACTTTGGAAAAATATGTTTACCTTAATAAATGATATTGCAAATGGTGATGGAATTATTACGATTCCAAATGTTGGATTTCATTTAATTGACCGGGGATATGAAAGGATTTTTATAGAGCTTAAAAACGGGTATCAAATCTCCAGAAAAGTGACAGCGGTTTTAGCTGACGGTTTAAATGAAAACTTAATTTTAGATACGAATATGGACAGGGTTATTACACAGGATGATATTAAGTATTTTAGTCGTTTACTTTTAGTAAGATTTAATGATGATGGATTGCAAACAAAATATAAAGCAGATAGTAAAAGTGAAATTGAATTAACTTTTTACGAGTTAACAAATGAGTACGAATTGGAAGTGGAGTCATAATGAACTTTCAAATACGTGAAGAAGCAACTGAACAGGGCGACAGCTTTGAACTGTATGAGTTTAGAAGCGAAGAATTTAATTATAATCTCACTTCACATAACGAGGACATTACATATGCTGGGCATGTGTATACTGCTATTCCAATAAAGAGAAGTTCTTTCACTAAAAATCTAACTGAAGGCATCATACAATGCAGCGTACAGGCTCCTGTGATGACATTCTTTGGTGAATACATTCTTGCTTTTCCTGTTATTCCTGTTACTGTAGAGATACGAAAATTTTATTTTGCAGATACTTCCCAGAGTGCGTTAGTTTTTTATGGAACTGTAAATGGGTTTTCCATTCAAAAGGAAGTTGCAATCTTAGAATGTATCTCGTCTATTAATGAATTAAATTATAAAGTGCCAAGAGTTTTTATACAGTCATTATGCAATAATGTTTTCACTGGACCAGTTTGTAAATATAACGCAGCATGGGGAAATGAAACTGTATTGGCTATATCGGAGGACGGAAGAATCTTAACATTAACGGGAATAGATGCAGCTTACGGCTTTTATGGAGGATATAAACAGGGAACAGTAATGTATAATCACGACCAGCGATTTATAACAGAACATGTGCATGATCAAATCCAAATCCATTTTCCTTTACGTGATTTACATATTGGAGATATTGTTCAAGTAAAAATAGGATGTAATAAACAAGGTATTACTTGCAAGTATAAATTTGGAAATCTTAATAATTTTGTGGGTATGCCCTATGTTCCTTTAGGTCCAAATCCTGTACAGTGGGGAGTTGACTGATGGAAGTGTTCAAAGATAAAATGCAATGGTATAAGTTTGTTAAAATATTATTAAGCTGGTTGGGCACTCCTCATAAGCATTTACAGTATGAAAAAAAAGTAGGAGCTGACTGTGCTTTATTTTTGGCAGCTTGTTTGAAAGAATTTGGAGTAATAAAAAATATCACCTTTGAAACTATTCCACAATTTTGGCATATGATTACAGAGGAGAATGAAGTTATACTCAACCATATTCTTTTGTATATAAAAGAAAATTTCCATGATAGATTTACATTAAAGAAAGTTGACAAATTAATGCGAGGCGATATTATTACTTTCAATCTTAGAAGCAAAGTATCAAATCATATAGGATTGTATTTTGGAAATGGACTAATGATTAATTCTGTAAATAATCGTGGTGTCTGTATTATTCCAGTATTTACAAATAGAATAACTAATATTTATAGGATATATAAAAAATGAGCACTACTGCTTTATTTGTAATTTCATTAATTTCCGCTGCGGCATCCCTTGTGATATCTGTTATTGCTGCGGTCAAGGCGAAGAACGCTATTGTTGCCGTTGGGGAAGAGGACAGCTTAACTGTAAACGATATAAATAATACGCAGCAAAGCGAGGGATTGGTTGTCCCTATTGTTTATGGGAATGGTTTGATTTGTGGTAATACTATTTGGTGGAGATCACAATACGGAGGCTTAACTGAGCAGTATAGTATAATACTATGGCAGACATTATGTATGGGACATATTCAAACTGGTGGAGATATAGGTTATACAAAGGGTAAATATTTCAATGTTTTTATGGATGCCAAAATTTTAGACTATTATCCTGAGAGTGGAGGCTCAGATGCAAGCGATTGGTATGAAAGATTAATTGTCAGCGATGGTGACCCGACTGCTGGGACAAAAATACCTGATAGATATTTACCTGTTTTTCCGGATTATGGAGCATACGTGTCCCGTTTAAAAGGCGTTGCTTATGTTTTTATAACTTGGTTTGATTTACCTCCTGGCGTTACAAATGTACCTACGTTTAAGTTTAGAGTTTTTGCAGATAAATCATTCTTTTTTGTAGGCAACGGAAATTGGAAACCTAATACATTTCCTCATTCATCTGCTCCAGGATATGGTGTTAATCCAGCAACGGTTATTTATGACTTGCTTACAAATGTTCAATACGGATTAGGATTAGCAGAGGCAAGCATTAACTGGAACTCATTTGTAAACGCTTCCAATTATTTTCATAAGCAACTTTATTATTTGAATTTTGTTATAAATCAATCAGTATCCGTTAGGGATATTATTGTTAAAATACAGGATTGGTGTGAAGGCTTCCTTATTAAAAATGAAAGCGATGAATATGAGTTAATTTATTTCCAGGATAGTGACGCTGATAACCCACAAGCGATAGTGACGGACGATGATATGATTGAGTTTTCCTTACGCCGTAAAAGCTGGAACGATACATTCAATTCTTTTACAGCGAACTTTACACATATTTACAGGGCTGGTGATCGTATTCCAAGTTTCTTTGAAAAGAAAACAGCGTCCATAAAAAATGAAGCGAATATTCAAATGACAGGAAGCGTAAGAAATAAAGTTATAGACCTTGTTTCGTTTATTAATTTGGAAGGTGTCAATAATCGTCTAACCCAAATAATGAAAAAAGAAAGCTATCCATTTGCGACGGCTTCTTTATCTGTAAATTTGAAATATTCTTTTCTAAGACGAGGAGATGTTTTAACAATAAACAGTGATGAATATAATTTTATCGGTCCATTTAGGATTACGGATATCGTAGTAAATGAAACGGATAAAACAAAGCTTGATTTTGAATTAATACAGTTACGGGAATTAGTTGCTGATGATATATCTGATCCTACAAGTAGAGCGGATGGAATTTATACGGAGGCAGAACTTGTTCCTTGTGCCTTTACTTTAACGTTTCCAGCTTTTAGTGCTGTAAGCGAAGCCTGTCCACGTGCATTTATTGTGGACGCTGATAGCAAAGTTGCGTGGAGTAGTGGGCAAACATTAAAGGGCGTATTAACTTATGGAACAGATTATGTAATAGATGATCATAATAAAATACATCTTAATGAAGTTATATACGCAGATGAAATAATGATGAATAGCGAAGGTTTATTAAGTGTAGATATATATGAACCAGGATGTCCTTCACCCCCAACAGAAAGTTAATTTACAATGGGAAAATCTCCTATCACGTCTATTGATTTTCAGATGTTAAATCTCAATTCGGAATTAAGCAAAAGAGTAATTTCTTCATATATTCCTGCTCCGGTTGACAAAAAAAGATTGCTTGTCAAAAGAGATACTGTTGATGGCCTCGTTGATCAACGATTATATGATCCTTTAGGAATATCAAATAACTTTGTTTTTTCTGGAGATGTTGGAAATGAAACCTTTGATATTGCCCAATACAATACTTCCGAATGGTTGACTCAATTCGCTATAAGAGGACAAGGAGGAAATCCGGCAATAGAAGCAGATTTAGGATTAGGAACTATTTGGAGATTTACGGATGCGCCTGCTAATTTTAAATCAGTATCTGCTAAAATTAAAAAACCGGAAAGCATAAACAATAGTTCAATGCCTTATATTCTTTTAGGTTGGAGCACTGGTGATAATAACGGCTTAAATTGCAGATGGCAAATTGAATACTTATGGAGAAAAATTAATGAGGATATGTCAGCGGGCGGTGACGCTATTTTAGTAAGAAACTATACTGATAGTGTTG